GAATGGTACCAGTAGCTTCATCAGATATACCTAATTTTGATAAAGAGGGTGTAAGAGCATTTAGATTACTATCTCACTCTGTAGACATCACTGACTATCCAGAATATACTGTATACGATGCTGCTAACGATAAAGTAAACTTTATAGTTAAAGCTACTCCTGTTGCAGGACAAGCATTAGCTAAAGGATTCCCTGCTACTATTAAGTATCACAATGCTCCTGCTGATAACTCAAGAGGAGACTTTGAAGATGGAAAAGCACAAGAAACTAACGGAACAATATCTATCCCAGAAATTAACGTAGAGTTAAAATCTGAGGCAGTTGTTGCTAAGACTAGAAAACTGAAAGCACAATGGACTCCTGAGTTTGCTCAAGATCTTAATGCTTATCATTCAATTGACGCTGAAGCTGAACTTACTTCTTTATTAAGTGAGTACATTTCAATGGAAATTGACTTAGAGATCTTAGACATGCTTATTGGAAATGCTTCTACTACTGAAAGATGGTCAGCTGATAACAATAAAGTATGGAACGGAAGTAACTGGGCAACCTCAGCTTCTGAATTCTACAATACTCAAGGACAATGGTTCCAAACACTTGGTACTAAAATCCAAAAAGTATCTAACAAAATTCACCAAAAGACTTTAAGAGGTGGAGCAAACTTCTTAGTATGTTCTCCTTCTGTAGCAACAATCTTAGAATCAATTCCAGGATATGCTGCTTCAACTGATGGTGATCAAGCTGAATTTGCTTTCGGAGTACAGAAAGTAGGTCAACTTAATGGTAGATATAAAGTATACAAAAACCCTTACATTACTGAAAACACAATCCTTATGGGCTTTAGAGGTGGACAGTTCTTAGAAAGTGGTGCTGTATATGCTCCATATGTACCGCTAATTATGACTCCTTTAGTATACGATCCAAATACCTTCACTCCAAGAAAAGGTATCATGACTCGTTATGCTAAGAAGATGATTAGACCAGAATTTTATGGTAAGATTTTCGTTAGCGATGTAGCTACTGTATAATTTATACTATATTATTTTTTATATTAGGAGAGGGGCTTTTTTAGCCCCTTTCTTTTTTTTTTTATTATTTACTTTTGCTATTTATTAATATAAATTAAAAAGTTCCATACATGCCTTCAAATCACCATACGGACGACGTTTTCGTTCAAAAAAGAAGACCTAAGAGGCCAATAAAATTTCAAGTCCAACTTAACGAAGAACAAAAAAAAGCAAAAGCGCTAATATTAGAATCCCCTGTAACAGTAATTAAGGGAATGGCTGGTAGCGGTAAAACTTTAGTTGGAACCCAAGTAGCCTTAGATTTACTCTTTACAAAACAAGTAGAAAAAATTATAATAACTAGACCAACTGTCTCTAAAGAAGATATTGGTTTCTTACCGGGAGATATTAGAGAAAAAATGGATCCATGGTTAGCTCCTATATATCATAATCTTTATATGTTATACAATAAAGAAAAAGTTGATAAAGAAGTAGAAAAAGGAAGAATAGAAATAGTCCCTTTTGCGTTTATGAGAGGAAGAACATTTGTAAATTCTTTTGTCATAGTAGATGAAGCTCAGAACGTAACCCATAATCAAATGGAAACTGTAATAGGTAGGTTAGGTAAAGGCTCTAAAATGGTAATTTGTGGAGACATGGCACAAATTGACTTGAAAGACAAGAGAGAAACAGGTTTTTCTTTTCTATCTCGTATAGAAGAAGAAGTAAAAGGATTTAAGACTCATTCACTTTTATATAATCACAGACACGATATAGTTGCCCCAATCTTAGAGGTATATAAAACCTTCAGAGATTAGTAACTATTTATAAATAAACTAGAACTATGGCTAACATACCAATTTGGGCTGGGTCTTCAAACTTCGGCGCAGGTCAAACACCTTTCGGCTTTTACGATTCGGATTCAGAATTCGCTACCGATGCTGATAAAGTAGCAAAATTTTGTGCACAAAGACTGGGATATCCACTAATGGATGTAGAATTAACCTCAGGTTCTTTCTTTGCTTGCTTTGAAGAAGCAGTAACTACTTACGGTAATGAAATATTTCAATATAGAATAAGAGAAAATTACTTAAATTTAGAAGGAGCTTCAACAGGAAGTACCCTTAATAACCAATTAGTAGAACCAACTTTAACTAGATTTGTAACTATTGCAAAGAATTACGGTACAGAAGCAGGAGTAGGAGGTAATGTTACTAAATACTCAGGATCTTTGGACGTTACAGGTTCTGTACAAGAGTATGACCTAGATGCTTGGGCTACATCAAAAGGAATAACAGGAGGAATAGAGATTAGAAAAGTATTTTACGAAGCTCCTCCAGCTATAACTAGATACTTTGATCCATATGCTGGTACAGGAGCAGGAGTACAATCATTAATGGATACATTTGGCTTTGGTCAGTTCAGCCCGGGAGTTAATTTTATGTTAATGCCAGCTTCTTATGATGTATTGAAAATGCAAGCTATTGAATTTAATGATCAAATAAGAAAGTCTACTTTTTCTTTTGAATTAGTAAACAATAAATTAAAACTTTTCCCTGTACCGACAGTAGCAGGTAGTATGATATTTGAATACTATAAGAATACAGACAAATCAGCAATAAACTATAATAACGCTACTAACCTTATAACTACTGTATCAGAAGTACCTTATGATAATCCCACATACGCATTTATAAACAGTGTTGGTAGACAATGGATTTTTCAATATACACTAGCATTAGCTAAAGAAAATTTAGGGTATATAAGAGGTAAATACCAAACAGTACCTGTTCCTGGAGCAGAAGCAACTTTAAATCAAGCAGACCTTTTAGCAGATGCAAGATCAGAGAAAGATGCATTAATAACCAGCTTAAGAGAGCTGTTAAATGAAACTTCTAGAAAAATGCAAATGGAAACACAAGCATCAGAAGCAGATTACTTAAGACAGACATTATCTCAAGTACCAATGACAATACACGTAGGATAATGAAGTTATTAAAAATTTTAGAACAAATACAATTTAAAACCTATGAAGGAATGGTTAGGCTCCTTTATAAAGAAGGTGAAAGTGAAGATTTAGCTGAACTATTAAGAGCATTACCAGGTGTAACAACAGTTACTAACGCTGGTTCTGCAGTAGAAATGAGCATGATGACGTTTAAGATAAAGCTAATCACTCAAAAAAACGGTGAAGAAGCTTTTGAAAGCTTTAAAAGTAACGCACAAACTAAGTACCCTAACATAGTAAAAATAGAAATAGCAGTAGAAACTATAATAGAAAAATAATGTTGTTCGGAAGTAAGAGAGATTTTAATTTATTTGTTAAAGTAAACAGAGAGTTACTTAAAGATATAGTAGAACAAGAGGTTCTGCTTTATAAACTTAGTATTTCTAATTCTATTACTAATATATACGGAGAATCTTTACAAAAAACATTTTTAGAGCCCGTTAAACTCAATTGCTTGATAACAAGAGGAGATCAGATAATAAACATAGATGAATTTGGACCTGATTTAGGTAGAGAAGCATCTTTTGCACTTCTTAAACGTGATTTAGAGGATATACAATTAGTACCAGAGGTGGGAGATATACTAATGTGGCAAGAAGATTATTACGAAGTTGATTTAGTTAGAGAGAACCAGTTATTCTACGGTAGAGACGGTGATTATAATGTAGAAAGAACAGCAGGGTATGGAGATTCTATATCAATCATATTAGATTCACATTTAACAAGAGCAGATAGAGTAGGTATAGCTAAACAAAGCCTGTAATTATGACAAACAATATTAAACCCGTACCAAAAACACAGCAAGAAATTTCTAAAGCAATTATAGAAGCTAATGCGATTGGTCAAAAACCTGCAATACATAATAATACCAAAAGAGAACTACAGAGATCTGTAAAAAATGACAATACTAAGCGAGTTCACATAGGACTTAGAGATATAGATGAAACTATTGTTTATTACTTTAATAATGTTATTAAACCTTCCGTTACACAGAACGGTAAAAGAAAAAATGTACCAATTATATACGGATCACCAGAAAGATGGAAGGCAGTTCAAAAAGACGGATTCTATAGAGACAAAAACGGTAAGATACAAGCACCTCTTTTAATGTTTAAGAGAGATAGTATAGAAAAAAATAGAGGTTTAGGTAATAAGATCGATCCAAACAATCCTTTAACATACGGAGTATTCAAAAAATCATTCTCTCAGAAGAATATATACGATAGATTTAGTATATTGAATAATCGAAGTAAGGTAGATGAAATGTATGGAGTAGTAGTACCGGATTATCTTACTTTAACATATTCTTGTTTAATATTTACTGATTATATTGAACAAATGAATAAAATAATAGAAGCTATTAACTATGCTTCTGATTCTTACTGGGGAGATACAGAAAAATTTAGTTTCAGGGCTAAAATAGACTCTTATACAACTGCTACTGAGCTTTCACAAGGTCAAGATAGAGCTGCTAAGACTAACTTTACCCTTACCATGTATGGATACGTAATCCCAGACAGTATTCAAGCTCATATTGCAGGTATGAATAAGTACTATACTAAAGGAAGTGTAAGTTTTCAATTAGAAACTGCTGGTTCGTTAGAAGAAATAACAGCTAAAGCAGGAGTTTCACAAGCAGAGACAACTGTAAGGTTTATTGACAAAGACGGAGGCGGTCAGCCACCTCAATCTTCACTTACTCCTGCAGAAATTGCTTACTTGAATACTAATAATACTTTTATAGCAAATTCAATATCAAGCCCTAATGCAGCTATATTTAATGATGTTAAGTTTGTAGAATCACCTTCTGGTTTTGTTCCAGGAGTAGAAAGACACATTCTATATATTAATGGTACATTTGTACCTACTCAACATTACTCTATTGGTGCATCTGGTAATAATTTAGTAGTAACTGTTAACACTAACCAGATTCAATTTACTATCGATAGTGGAGATCAAGTGATATTAACAGGTAAAATCAAAACTGTATAATGGGATTAGTACATTGGAAACAAATAGATGGTGATTTAAGTGGAGCTAGGGTATTAACTGGATCTTTAAGAATATCCGGTAGTATACAAATAGAAGCACTAAATGGAATAAATAGTTTTACTGGTTCTTTAGTAAATTCTGGTTCCATAGCTAATACTGGTTCATTTGAAAACCTTGGAAGCATAATTAACATAGGAAACATAATAAACTCTGGATCAATTAATTCAACAGGTTCATTTAGTAATAGATCAGGATCTTTTGCAATTAATTTAGACGGAAACACAGACTTCTTCGGTATAAATATAGATAATGAAGAACAAGTAGGAGTTAATTCAGAAGGAACATTTAATATGGCAGAAAAAGATATAACACCAAGCCCAGTTTTAGGTGGTTTATTCTACTCTGGCTCTGATGAGTATTTCCTAGGGTTTAAAGAATAGTACATATTTATTAATACACGACTTATACACATAATAAAAGAATAACATGGCAAATTGGAAAAAGATAATAGTTAGTGGTTCTAGCGCTCATTTAGCTCAAGTAACCGCTGCTAATTTAACTGCAGGCAGAGTAGTTATAGCTGGAACAGGTGGATTACTAGAGAATAGTGGTATTTCATTTGGTTCATCGATATATAACTTCGGTGCAACACACTTACAATCAACAGGAGCTAGTTCTATACTAACTGGTTCATTTACTGGTTCATTTGTAGGAGATGGTTCAGGGTTACTTGGAGTTGCTCAGAATATAGACACACTAGGTGCTTACGGAGCAGGTACATTACACCAAACACAAGATCATTTCTTACTATCTGATAATGGTACAGAGAAGAAAATTTCTTTTTCTAATTTAGAAGACTCTATATTTGCAAATGTTAGTGGAGACGCTACAATCGCAGCTGGAGGTGCATTAACAATATCAGCTGATTCAGTTCAAGGTACAATGTTAAGCTCTTCAGTAGCTGACGGTACTACTTTAGCATTAGATAGTGATGTTTTAAAAGTTTTAAAAACTCCTAATGCATTAGATGCAGGAGCAGGTTTATCTGCGGGTGGAGCTTTTGACGGATCTGCAAATAGATCATTTACAGTAAATTCTGGATCTTTATTACCTTTCTATAGTAGTTCTATATTCTCTACTGTTTCTGGTGATATAACAGTCACATCAGCAGGAGTAGCAACAATTGGAGCAGATACTATTGATGGTTCTCAATTAGAGGATAACATAACAATAGCTGGTAATTTAATTGTTAGTTCTAACCTAACCGTTAACGGTACTACTACTACAGTAAACACAGCAAACTTATTAGTAGAAGACAAATTTATATTACTTAACTCAGGATCAGCTAATCCAGATGAAGGTGGACTTATTATTGACGAAGGAGGAGGATCAGGATCAGCATTTATATATGATGCTGGAGATACTCGTTGGGGATTCAATGCATCAGTTGAACAAGATGCTACAACAGCTAATTCTACAGCATATGTATCTCAAGTAATTGATGAAAATAATTCTGCACATGTTGGTGCAGTTTCTGCCTCTTATGTTGCTAATGGAAATATTAGAGTAGCAACTAACGGAGATATATTTATCTATTCATAAAAGAAAATTAATTTAAAAAAATGTTATATGGGCTTATTAAATGTTATACAAAAGAAGAAAGACGACCAGCAACTAACCGCTGAAGATTTAAAATTTCTTTTAGTTAAAATGCGAATTGCAACCTATACTGGTGATGAATTCGAACAATTTTACAAGGTTTGGTTAAAAATTTCAAAAGCATTAGAACAAATAGAAAATAAAAAGGGAGCTTAAGGTTCCCTTTGCTATTTATTATCATATTATAGGCCCGTAAGGGAAGTGGGCAGGCAGTTCCTGTAACCAACCGTGATAAAAAGATTATGCCAAACTGGAAAAAACTAATAGTTAGCGGGTCAGACGCTACACTAAACTCTCTTAATGTAACTACATCAGTTACAGCCTCAGATATATCTGTTAGACATATTACAGCCTCAGGTAATATAAGTTCAAGTGGAACAGGTAACAATGTATTAGGTGGAAAAGTTATTATAGGAAGTACAACACCTGATGATGTTGGTGGAACTGGTATACTATCGGTTGATGTAGGTTCTAGCCAAACAGTTGGTTTAAGATTACAAAACGGTGGAACAGATGGTGTGTATTTCAGAAGAATTGACTCCGGTGGAGAATTTCAAATACAAACAACATCAGGTAACAGTAATGCAGGTATCCTTTCTTTACAATCATACGGTGGTAATGTAGGTATAGGAACAGTTGAACCATCAGAAAAATTACATGTAGAAGGTGATTCAGTTTTCCACGGAGATATTCAAGTATCGGGTAGTGAAGCTAACATTAAATTTAATAGACCAAATGGATCTCTTGTAGGTGGTGTAGGATGGGATAATAATGATTCTTTTTATGTAGGAGGCCACCCAGATTATGGACCAACAGCAGGAAACCTTGTAAGAGTATATGGTTTTGGAAACGACCTTCGATTAGGAAATAGTGCTAATGGAGATGTATTAACTGTCGATGGTGCTAATATTGGTATAGGAACAACGGGACCAGGAGAAAAATTAGAAGTAGTAGGTAATATAAGTTCAAGTGGAGCAATATTAGCTAATTCTGCAAATATAACAGGACATGTAT